ACGTTCCTGTGGTCCGACCAGGTCACGACGGAAACCTTTGCCGGCGCCGGCACGTACACGCTGCAAAACTCGACGATGACGCTTGCCAACGCATAGGGGCTGAAAATTGTCGACCCTGACCAAGACCTTCGTTTTCGCCAGTAACTCTGAGGGGTGGGCCCATTCCGGGTCTGCCTCTGCGGCGTGGACGGGCGCGGATGGGAATCCTTCGGGGAGCCTGTCTATGTCCGTGCTCGGGCGTAATACATCCGGGTCTGGCTCCTGGGCTTGGTCGGGGACGTTCGAGGACATGGGCGTTCCGTCCGGGTCGATGATCACGGGTTACTCAGCGGCGGCGTTTGATCATCGGTGTGCGGCGTTTGTGGTTGGGGGCTCCCCGAATGATCTTGCCCTGACGATCAACGACGGGGCGTTGCGCACGCTGGTTTCACAGGTGTCCTTCTCGGGAGCAACGTCCTGGACGACGCGAAGTGAAAGCCCGGGCGTTTCAGGCTTGAGTCTGCCGAGCAATACGACGGTCACGCTGTCCATTCCGTACAACCTGAAAAACAATAACGACAAAAACGCGCAAGTTAATCTGCTTGCCGACACGGTTTCAGTCACGGTCGTTTACACCGAGCCCTCGTACGACTTCAGCGGTTCGGCCGCTGTCGGAGGGTCCGCTTCTGGGTCCGGTGACGGCGCGAAGGGTGGCGCTGGAGGCTCTGCGCAATCGTGTTCGGCCCAGGCCGCAGCGACCGGAGTTAAGGGCGCGGCTGGATCTAGTTCGGTGTCTGCCGGCGCGAGTGGTGTTGCCCTGGGCTCTGCGGCCGAGGCCACATACGATTTTACGGGCACGGCGGCCGTGTCCGCCCAGCTGTCCGCGGTAGCTGTCGGCCACAAGGCGGCTTCAGGAGCTGCCGCGGCGTCGATTTCTGCGGAGACGATCGCCGCCGGTCAGGCCGGAGCATACGGCGCGTCTGCGCCGGCCGCCCAGGCTTCTTGCGCCGCTGATGGGCTAAAAGGCGCGTCCTCTGGCGCTTATGTCGGCGCTGCGGCTCCCGTTGTTGGCACCGGCGCAAAGGGTGTTGCAGGGTCCGCGGATGTTGCGGCCGCGGCCTCAGGCGAGGCCTTCGGGTCTTCCGAGGCGATTCCGGAAAGCTACGTCGGCTCTGCCACAGTTTCGGCGAGTGCGTCTTTAGTCGCTGGCGGGGCCAAGGCAACCCTTGGCCAAGCGGCTGTGCTCGCGTCCGCACAGGCTTCCGCGCTCGGTTCTGCCTTTGAGGTCGATAATCGTGTCGGTTCTGCCTCTGTCTCTGCCGGCCTGGCTGCTGCAGCTGCTGGCGTAAAAAATGCCGCCGGCCTGGCGGTCGTTGGCGCAGACTGCGTGTTTTCCGCGCATGGAGAGAAGTTTGCGGCAGGCCTGGCAGAAATCGTGGCCCTGGCGCATGCAGTGGCGGCCGGTGAGAATTCAACGGTCTATCCGATCTCTGACGATGAGATTGCCAGGCTTTCGAGTTCTGGCTCGCGCTTCGTCGCCGGGGATGCAGGCCTGCGCCTGATCGGTTCGTCCGCCGTGAGGTCAGCCCAGGCTTTTGCCCAAGATCGGCGCCATGCCGCGAAGAGGGAAGTATGATCATATTCTCACCCAAAGACCCGAACGAATCCTTCCCTGTGTCGTTTGATTTTTCGGCGCTTCTCCCGTCGGTGACGAACGCTACGGTTACGGTGTCTCTGCTTGGCGGCGCGGATCCTTCGCCGAGCTCGCTGCTACATGGAGCTCCCCAGGTTTCTGGGGCTGCCGTGCGTCAGCGGATCAAGGGCGGAGTCCACAACTGCCAGTACAAGATCGTCTGCCAGGCGACGAATGGCGTCGACACGTTTGTCCAGGCGGCCCAGCTGCGTGTGAGGTCCGTGTGAATTTTCGGAGCGTTCAACTCCAGCCCCTGCGCCTGTGCGGAGGTGATCCAGTATCTAACCATGTTCGTGGCGTCAGGAAGATGGTCCTTGTTTACAACCAGGCGCAGGGCATTCTTTCGAGGATCCTATGACTGTGAGCGAATTACGGAAGTTCTTGGACCAATGTGATGATGATTCCATTGTTGTCTGCATGGATGAATCCGGAGGCTGGGATAATATCCTATCCGTGGAGTGCGGTCTTGGATCCGTCGTTATTATGTGGGGTGGTGGCAGCGCGTTTTCTGATGAATAAAATTTCTCCCTTCGCAGGGGAAAATACCCGACAGCCGGGGCGCCGGGTAACGCCCCGGCAATTTCCCGGGGGCGAATGAATCACAAGAGGTCGAAGCGACTGGCCGCGAAATGGCGTCAATTCAGTGCTGAACGGCGCAACGCCATGGCTGTCAAAGAGAAGCGAAACTGCGGGCGCACGAGGAGAAAACGATGACGGACGAAAATACGACAACGCGAATCGACGACCTGGGGCGCGAGCTGCGCAAGGAGTTCGACGAGGTTGTCGTTCTGCGCCGGCCCTATGAGCAGGCCTGGGTCGACGCCCTCCGGCAGTACAAGGGTGTCTATCCTCCCGAGGTCATGGCGCGACTGGCAGCTATGGATACGCAGGACGGACAGCGCTCGAAGATCTTTTTGCGCATGACCAAGGTCAAGTGCGATGCCATCCAGGCGCGCCTTATGGACCTGCTGTTCCCTGCCAACGGGTCCCTGAACTGGGGGATCAATCCTACGCCGAATCCGAATGTCCGTGAAGAGGCTGTGCAGGCAGGCCTTGAAGCGTTTGTCGCGTCCGGCGGAGACGTTTCGCAGCTTGATGAAGACGCGTTCCGTCGCGAGATCGCCCAGGAGACGTGCCGAGCCATGGAACGCGCCATGCGCGACCAGCTGGCCGAGACGCCGAAGCGCCAGAGCTATCGCAAGACCTGCGATTCGCTCATTTCCCATGCCGTGCGCTATGGGACAGGCGTGCTGAAGGGGCCTTTGGTCGAGAAGCGCACCAGGATGGGCTACGAAAGTGTGAACGGAGAATGGCAGCTGAAAGAGGTCGACGACGGCCTGTGGCCATTTTTCGAGTTCGTCCCGATCTGGAGCGTCTTCCCTGACCTGGCGGCCACGAACAAGCACGAGGCGCGGTTCATCTGGCAAGAGCACCTGATGACCGACAAGGATCTTCAGGATCTGACCAGGTTCCCGAAGTTCAATCCGGACGCCATCCTGCAGTACATGCGCGAAAAGCCAGATGGCGATGCGGAGCGCCGGGAATATGAGCTCGCCGTGCGGCAGTTGTCCGAGGACCAGGCTGCGCCGGATCTCAAGGGCCGGTATCGCGTCCTGGAGCGCTGGGGGTTTCTGACCGGCCGGCAACTCAGGGCCGCTGGGCTTGAGGTGCCAGAGGAGCAGGACGCCCATGTTTTTTCCTCCAACGTCTGGTTGCTTGGGAACAGGGTCGTCAAGGCCGTGTTGAATCCGATGCAGGGAGTGGATTTCCCCTTCTTCTTCTACCATTTTTCCAAGGACGAGAGCTCGTTCTTCGGCGAGGGCGCTCCGAAGCTCATGGATGATTGTCAGGCCGGCATCAACGCAAGTGTGCGCATGCTGGTCGACAACGCGGCGCTGTCCTCCGGGCCGATCATCGGCATCAACATGCGTGCTTTGGCAGAGGGCCAGGACCCGGAGAAGTTGCACCCGTGGAAGGTGTTCCTCTTCGACGAGGCCGCCGACATGGACCAGCTCATGAAAAGCTGGAACCTGAACAGCAATTCCCGGGACCTGATCACGATTCTGGAGCTTTTCCAGGCCTTCGCTGATGAGCTGACGACTCCCCGCTATATGTACGGGGATCAGAATGTCGGCGGCGCCGGCAAAACGGCAAGCGGCCTGTCCATGCTCATGGGCGCCGCGAATATCGCAATCAAGAGCCTGGTCAAGAGCTTTGACGACGACGTGACTATCCCGTTCATCACGGCCTTGTACCATTGGAATATGCAGTGGAACCAGGACGTGGCCGTCAAGGGCGACTACAACGTCGTGGCCATGGGCTCGACGAACCTGGTGGCCAAGGAACTGCGCGCGCAGCAGCACCAGATCCTCTTGGGCGTGACGAGCAATCCGCGGTTCGAGGGCATGACGAACGACAAGAAGTGGCTCGCGCATGTCTTCCGCGACTCAGAAATGCCCGAGGACATCGTGCGCACGGACGAGGAGTTCCGCGCCTGGAAGCAGGAGCAGATGACCATGCAGGCCAAGGCCCAGGCTGACGCGCTGCTGCAGTCCCTGATCGAGCAGGCCGAGAAGGCAGGTATCGGGCCCCAGGAAGCGTTCATGCAGGTGCTCAAGTCCGTGTCTCCGATGATCGCCCAGGGCGGCGCCGTCATGCCCCAGGGGCAGGAGGTGCCCCAGTGAGCGTCGTGGACAACGCCCGCAGGTTCGCCGGGGATGCCGGCTGGCGCGCCTGCGTCGAGCTTGCCGAAGCCCGCTTGGCTGACGCCCGTGAAGAGCTTGAGAACGTCGGGCCAGACAAATTTCAGTTCGTTCAGGGCAGGGTGCGGGCGCTCCGCAACCTGCTGCAGGACCTGACCGGACAAAAACGCTAGACCAAGCGGCCCCGGCATAGCCCGCCCGCGAGGAGAGGATCATGGCAGACGAGAATTTGTTGAACGAAGAACAGGCTGACGAGGAGTTCGCCGCAGCATTTGCGGAAGACGACGAGCAGCCGACCGGAGCCCCGGCGACGCCCGCCTCCGGTGGTGATGACGGCGAAGAGGCTTCTGATGCCCCGGAGCAGTCCGGCACGCAAGAACAGGAGTCGAGCGCCGAGGAGCCCGCGGGGAAACCCGCCGACGAGCAGGAAGAAGTGGTGCCCAAGGCGCATTACAATTCCATGTTTGGTCGTCTCCAGGCCGAACAGCGCAAGCGCCAGGAGCTCGAAGAGCGCCTGTCGAAGCTGGAGAAGCCCGCAGAGTCGACGGCCGTCGAGGTCCCTGAAGATCTGCAGACCGAAATCGAGGAGCTGAAAAAGCGCGACCCGCAGCTGGCGGCTATCGTGCTGGAAGATTCCAAGGATGGAGAGAAGCTGCGCAAGGGCCTTGAGGAGTACGGCGTCGACTATGCCGAGGAGCGCGCGGACACGATCCGTCTGCGCCGCGAGGTCAGCCAGAAGGTATCGAGCGTGGAAGCGACCACGCAGAGCGCGGTGCGTGACGCGCAGACGCAAGCGTTCTATTCGGCTGTTGCGGTGAAGCATCAGGACTGGGTGAGTGTCACCACAGACCCGGCGCGTCGTCAGGAGTACGACGCCTACATGAAGGACGTGCGGGCCTGGGCCGAGAGCCTGCCGTACGCTCAGGGGGCACAGGCCTTCCGGGTCATGGAACAGGGGACGCCGGCCGAGGTCATTGACCTCTTGGACCGGTATAAATCAGCAAAACAAGGGAATGGCTCCGCCCGCAAGGGCTCAAGCGCAGAGGATGTGCTCGCCGTTCCGAGCAGGTCAGGGCCGCCCCCGTCCAGGAAGATGGCGCCGAAGGACGACTTCGATGCAGCTTTTGACGAGGCCCCTGAATAGGAGTTTGAATCATGGCTTACACTGGAACTGAATACGGCGATATTTCGCCGAGAACTGGCGGATACGCGGCGAAAGAGCTTCTGAAGCGTTCCATCCCCCTGATCACCATCGAGAAGTTTGCACAGGCCAAGCCCCTGTCGGCGAAGAGCACGAAGACCATGATCTTCCGGCGTTACAACGCCCTGGATCCGGCCCCGAATCCGCTGACTGAAGGTGTTACGCCCTCTGGCAAGAAGCTGACCAAGACGGACGTCTCGGTCAACCTGGTGCAGTACGGCGACTTCGTCGAGCTGACCGACATCATCCAGGACCACCATGAAGACCCCGTCCTTATGGAAACCATGGGGATCCTTGGCGAGCAGGCCGCGCAGATGCTCGAAACCGTGCGTTACGGCGTCATCAAGGCCGGCACCGGCGTGACCTACGCCAACGGGTCGGCCCGTACCGACGTCAATACCGTCATCACGACCGACCTGCAGCGTCGCGTGACACGCGCCCTGAAGCGCCAGAACGCCCGCCAGTTCACGAGCGTGATCCGGTCGACGGCAGCCTATGGAACGGTCAACGTGGCCCCGAGCTACATCGGGCTGTGCCACACCGACTGCGAATCCGATATCCGCGCCATGACCGGTTTCAAGCCTGTCGAGGACTACGGTTCCATGGGCACGGTCTATGAGGGCGAGATCGGCAAGGTCGAGGACGTCCGCTACGTGGCCAGCACCGTCTTTACCCCCTGGGCAGACGGCGGCGGCGCCAAGGGCCTGATGATCAGCACGACCGGCACCAACGCCGACGTGTATCCGGTCATCTATCTGGCCCGTGACGCGTTTGCCACGATCCCCTTCAAAGGCAAAAACGCCGTGTCTCCGCTGGTCCTGAATCCGAACGTGCCCCGTGGCGGCGACCCCCTCGGTCAGCGCGGCTCGGCCGGCTGGAAGGCTAGCCACGCTGCGGTCATCCTGCAGGACGCATGGATGCACCGTCTCGAAGTGGCCGTAAAGCTGTAACCTGACCGGGGCCTTCTGGCCCCGGTTTTTTCAAAAAGAGGAGCGAGTCATGCCGGAAAAGAAAGAAGTCGTTGAAGAGAAGGCCCCGAAGAAAACCAAGATCATAATCCCGTCGCACACCGGCCCTGCCGGTTCTGACGACGTGTTCGTGTCCGTCAATGGCCGCGACTACCTGATCAAGCGGGACGTCGACGTCGAGGTCCCTGACGAGGTCCTGGGGGTGCTCAAGAACGCAGTGGTGACGGACTATGTGACCGACGAGAACGGCCGCATCACGCGCGAGCGTCAGGTGCCCCGTTTTCCCTTTCAGGTTGTGTAAATGAAAGCCAAGGATCTGTTTCTTCTCGTGTCCATGAAGCTCCAGGATCTCGGGGCCCAGGACGAACGGAGGTGGCCCTGGGAGGTTGACCCTTCAGGCCAACGGGCATCCTTGGTCGATTTCCTGAACGCGGCCCTCCGCCAGCTGTCCCTGGTGCGGCCGGACGCCTTCGCCGTTACGGAGAGCATCCTCCTGGCGCCTGGAGTTCTGCAGAGTCTTCCTGACCCGGCGGTGCATCAGAGCAGCCTGAAGGCGGTCGTACTCCTGGACATGATCAGAAACATGGGCACTGATGGGGCGACCCCTGGTCGGCCGATTTCAATGGCCTCCAGGGAGGCCCTGGCGGCCTACGATTGGAGCAAGACGGGTACGGTCGTGGATCACTTTGCCTACGACGCGAAGGAGAATCCGAAAAAGTACCACGTCTTCCCTGGTCCGGCCTCGAATCGTGCTGTCTGGGTCGAGGTGTCCTATAGCGCAGAGCCTGGGTCTGTCTCGACGCCAACGAGCGACGTCCCCGTCCAGGATTCGTTTGCCGGCCCTCTGGAGCATTGGGTGCTGTACGAGGTGTATTCCGGGGACAATTCCACCTCCAACATGAGCAAGGCGCAGTTCCATCTGCGTGCCTTTTACGACGCGCTGGGGATCAAGCTCCAGTCTGACCGGCACTTTGTGCCGCACCAGGGCGCCGTGCAGGGGGCTGTATGAGCTTTGAAACAATGACCCGCCTCGTGTCGCCCCTGGTCCGCAACGCGCCGTTTTCCCTGCAGGTTGACGAGCTGCGCGAGGCCGCTTCTGCTTTTTTTCAGCGGACAGAGGCCTGGTTTGCGGAACTGGACGAGGTGTCCCTGGCTGCTGGCGAGACGGAAATCGAGCTGGATCTTCCATCCGGGTCGGCGCTTGTCTCCGTCCTGGAGTGCTCCGTCGACGATCAGCTGTTGCTCAAGGCCGGGTATTCTATCTCCTGGGGCGCCCCGGACATGCTGCGCCTGGCAGGGTATGGATGCCCGGTTGTGGTCCGCGCGATCGTGGCTCTCAAGCCGTCATTTACCAGTGCGGCGCTGCCCGCGAGTATTGAGGCCGAGTATGCCAGGCCCGTGTCCTTTGGCGCTGTGTCCAGGCTCAAGTCCATGAGCGGGACGGAGTGGTTCGACCCGAACGGGGCGGCCATTTTTCATGAACAATTCAAAAGCGAGATGGCGAAAACACGCCGGCGCATGGTGCAGAGACGGTTTGGACCGTGCCTTCGTGTCGCCCCTGTCTCGTTCATGTAGGAGACGATCATGTCTGCAGCTTCCGATTATCTTGAACAGGCCCTGCTGGAGCATTTCCGCGGAACCCCGCTCCCCCTCCCGTCGAACTTTTATATCGCCCTGCACACGTCTGACCCGACCGACTCAGCTCTTGCCGGGACTGAAGTGACCGTGGCCGCCTGGCCTGCCTATGTGCGCCAGTCCGTGGGCACGCCTCTCTCGTCGGCCTGGACGGCGTCCGCTGATGAGGCCGGCGGCGGCAAGCAGATCACCAACGCCAACACCATTAACTTCCCGGCGAATAATGGCGCTTCTTCTGTTGTCGTCACGCACTTCAGCGTTCGCGACGCGGCCAGCGGCGGCAATATGTGGGCTCATGCTCCGCTGACTGCCCCGAAGACCATTGACCCTACGGATATATTCTCTGCCATTCCCGGCGCCCTTCGACTGATCGTCCGCTAGAGGTGAGATCGTGCGCCTGAATGGGTCCGCTCTCAACTCGATGAACTTGAATTCGTCCGCCGCCAGGCTCCCTGTGGGCTTTGCGGCGGACGCGATTGGCTTTGTTTCGTCCGCCATGGATGGGACGCGCGTGCCGACAATGTCAGGCGCCATGTCTGTGTTGCTTGGCGGGGGGTTCGATGCGTCGGCGATGCGCCGTGCAGATTTTGAACTGGTGATGACGAGCTTCCCTGACTTCGCACCAAACGTGCAGCGCATGGCTGTCGGCGCCGGCGTGCTGACTGTTGGCGCGGATCTTTATTACACGAAGCTGTCAATTGGCTTCGGGTCTGCGTTGGTGTCCGTCGAGGTGTACGGGGACGTCGGGATTGTGTTCGGCGACGGTGAGGCGTCCATTGATCCTTTGGGCTTGAATCTGGATGTCGCGCGCCGGCGCCATGGATCTGGTGATGCCGTCTGCGCAGTGGACTCTTATGGCGAGGCGTCGGCTATTCGCCGCCCAGCGGTTTCGTCCGTGCCATTTGACTGTGGGCTGATTGGCGTTCTGGAGCCAACGCACATCACGGCTGGCGGTGTTCGCTATGTCGGTATGTTTGTCGACGCGGCTTTGACTGTCCTCCCGGAGGACGGCGGGCTGATCCGTCAGGCGTTTCTTGGGTCGATGGATCTATTGGCGCTGGCAGGCACGGCGGACCTTCGAACCATCCGCCCGACGTTGGCTGGGGAGGCCGTGTCGAGCGTGGTCATGTCGGCAGATTTTCAAGTGGAACGGCGCGCGACGGCAGCGGCGGTGACTGAGCTCGCGGCGGCTGTTGAATTTTTCTGCATTGTCGAGGGAGAAGGAGAGGCTGTCGTGGTGTGTTCGCCAGCTTTTCTCGGATCCGTGCTGCGTAAAGGCGGTGGTGTTTCAGAGATCGTCCTTCTGGCCGCTCTTGAAGGCCTTCGTGCGCGATTGGGCGATGCCGAAGTGGAGCTGGCTTTTCTCCCAGAAATGGCCGCGTCCAGGTTTCGTCTTTGTGATGCTGGCGCCGTGATTGATGCGTTGTCGTTCGCTTCGGCTGTTGTAAACCCGTATGCTGAAGATGATGGTGAACAAAATTTCAATAAGCCTGCGCTTGATCGCGAGTTCTCGCGGCCGGCGTCTGCGCGGGAGTTTTTTAGATGAAAGTCGGATCATTCGAAAAACAGCCAGGCGAGCGTATATCCGTATCCATTGGGTACGCCTACGCCTTGGACGATGGGGACGAGGTGTCTTTGGTAAACTCGTGCGTCGTCTCTCCTGATGGGGAAATGACTGCCTCTGCTGTTCTGGCCGCAACGGATCGGGTGCGCGTTTGGGTCGAGGGCGGGTTAGACCGTGTGGCGTACACGGTGACTGTGACGGTGACGACGGCTGGTGGCGAGCGACTGGAAGATGAACTTACCTGCAAGGTGAAAGAAATATGATGCAGAAATTTTCGAATAATGCGGCCACGGTCACGATCACCAGTGTTTCCGATTCGTCCACGAGTATTACCGTTTCCGATGGGTCTGTGTTTCCCTCGCTGGCTTCTGGGGAGTACTTCCTGGCGACCCTGATCGGGCTCGACGAGAACGGCAATGAATATGCTTGGGAGATCGTCCAGGTCACTGCCCGGGTGGCGGACGTGTTAACAGTCGTGCGCGGGCAAGAAGGGACGGTTTCTAGGTCATGGCTGGCACCGACGCGCATCGAGTGCCGATTGACTGCCGGGACGGTCTCGGACCTTTCGTCCAGAGTGTCTGGCCTTGGCGTGCTTGGTGGTCCGCGAGTTCTTGAGGCTGGCGGCGTTGGAGTGATTCCGGCCGACATGGTCCCTGTCGGCTTTGTCCCGATGCCTGGATGCGACATGCCAGGGCACGCAAACTGGGGCAACTACCAGTACCTTGACGGCAGCGTGATGGTCTGCATTGCCGCAACGTACTACCGCGTCAATCATGTCGACAACCCGCTACACGCCAGTTTCGCGCCGGACGACATCGACATTAAGTTCGCGGACACGTTCGCGTCCCGGGCAGCGGCAGCAATCGCCGGATACGCACTGCATCGCGCGTTCATCGACGGCGGGCAGGAGAAGCCGTGGCTATTGGTTGATAAGTACAAGTGTTCAAAGCAAGCCAAAGGTGACGGCTTCGTGGCCTCCTCGATCAAGAGCGGGGCGCCGCTGTCGACGTCGCCCGACCACAACCCAATCGCCGAGGTTACGGCAGCTGGCGCGAACAACTACGCGGCATGCATTGACGCTGCGCAGGGCCGCGATGGCGAGAATGGCGCCAAGAATGCGTCGAGCCAGTTTTTCTGCATCTCGGTATTTGTCAGGAGCCTGCTTGCCATGCTCTCGCTCGCACACGGTCAGCGCGCGACATCAGCCGCACAGGCCGCATGGTACGACGGGGCGCGAGTCAAAAACTTCCCGAAGGGCTGCAATAACAACGCCCTGCGCGACATCGTCGATGCGTCCGTCATCTATCTCTCGGACGGATATTCCAACTGCGGAAAGACAGGCTCCGGCACTCCATTTGAAAAGACCACCCACAACGGACAGGCCTGCGGCGTTACCGACCTTAACGGTCTGCTCTGGGAAGTCTCGATCGGCATGACCTGCATCGCCACGACCAAGAGCATCACCGGGGCCACGCAGTCTAGCCCGTGCGTACTGACTGTGCCCACACACGGCCTTAACACGGGGCAAACCATCCAAGTCACCAGCGTCGTTGGCATGACTGAGCTTAACAACAAGTTTTACACGGTGACGGTCATCGACCCAGACACGATCAGTTTGGATGGCGTGGACTCGATGAGTTTTACAGCCTACGCATCTGGCGGGTCGGCATCCACTGGCTCCTTCTATGTCGCCAAAGAATCAACCAAGATGAGCGAGTTCACCAGCGGGGCGACCTTAGCCACGGACCATTGGGGCGCAACTGGAGTAGCCGCGATGATGGAAGAGATTGCACTACCCTTGGCGGCAGAACCTGGCGGGTCAGGCATGACGCGGTACGTTGGCAGCGGAGCCCTCTCCAGCGACACATCGGGGCTCGGCTACATCCTGACGGGCATCGGCCACCCGAAAGACGCAGCCAGTCTCGCCGCATCAGGAGCTGATCTCTTCGGACGTGACTACGTCTACCAGTACATCAGGGATCAAATGTGCGTAATCTCCGGCGGCTACTGGAGCCTCGGCTCGGGTGCGGGCGTGTTCGCGCGGGCTCTGGTCTACACGCGGGTCAGCTCCAACAGCAGCGTCGGGCTGCGCTGCGCCTGTTATCCTGAATAGTTGCGCGGTAGCGCAACGCTGAGAAAGCATGAAGAAACATAGCCGGGAAGGGGTCATAACCAACAAGGAGAGTTTACAATGACAAAGCAAGAAGAATTTGAACTATATGGTAAATATTTAGATGGGACTGAAACGGAACTTGAACTGCAAAAACTGTCCCGAGTCCGTTATCTCAAACTCAAGATGCGCGACAGGCTGGCCGCTAACATCGGGGACGACCCGGACGCGCTCACGGACGTGTTGCGCTGCGTCCTGATCTGCCAGGCCATCAACCTCGGCATCGTGTCGGACGAGGATATTGTCGCCCGTCACGCCGCGTACATCTCGGAGATGCTGGACGGCTACGGCGGTGCGGCAGCAATCATGGATGTATTGGAATACGACAAGGCCATGATCGGCCAGCACGTTGCGCTTGGGTACTTTGCGGCAAAGGCGATGGTCGACGCGGCAACAACGCCCGAAGACGTGATGATGGTCGACCTGCCGGAAGGCGAGTAAGGAAGCCGGTGGTGGACGCGAAGCGACAACCCCGAATTCCTGCCGGAGTGACGATGGACGAACGAACCCTGACACAAGCCGACATCGAGGCAATCGCCCTTGCCGTAGCAAAGCAGAATGGATGCTCAATCGGGATCAGCGCCAACGATGCGGCTGAACTGTGCGAATTTGCGGCATGGATGCGGAAACTGAAGAACGCCATTGGCAACGTGGTGATTTACGGGTTCATTCTGTTCCTTGGCATCCTTTTTTACATCGGCGTTGGGAGGTGGAAGGAATGATGGATCGTTACAAGCTCGAACGCGAGCTCATACGCGACGAGGGATGGCGCAGTAAGCCATACAAATGCACCGCAGGACACTGGACCATCGGCGTCGGGCACAAGATGCACCCCGGCGAACTGGTGGGCGTTATCCGTGACATCGAATGGTCCAGCGAGAAAATATTTCAGACGCTTGAGCAGGACATACAGATTGCGGTGCGCGGGTGCGAAATGATTTTCGGGCGTTCACGGTTTGGTTCCTTCAGCGACACACGACAACGCGCACTGGCGAATATGTGCTTTCAGATGGGCGCAGACGGGTTGCAGGGGTTCAAGCGCATGATTCAAGCCATATTCAATGAGGATTGGGTGCAGGCACGCAACGAGGCGCTGGATAGCAAGTGGGCGCGGTCTGACAGCCCGGCACGGGCCAAGCGTGTAGCCAAGATGATTTTGGAGGGGTGAATGGGCTTCGACATCACAGGCCTCGGCAGCGTGTTCGACTTCGGCTCCAAACTCATCGACAAACTGTGGCCAGACAAGTCCGAGGCGGAAAAGGCCAAACTCAAACTTATCGAGTTGCAACAGGCCGGGGAGTTCAAAGAGCTTGATGCCCGGTTCGCGGCCATTGTCGCAGAGGCAAACAGCAACGACCCATGGACCTCCCGCGCCCGCCCATCGTTTATGTACGTGATGTACTTGATGATCCTTGCGGCAATCCCGATGGGCTTCCTTTTCGCCTTCCGCCCGGATGTGGCCATGGCCGTGACCGCTGGGGTCAAGGGCTGGTTGCAGGCGATCCCCGAGGAAATGTGGTGGCTG